GGGCGTCGGCGATGCCGTCCCCCCAAAGCAGGGTGTCGAGGGAAAGGGCATACTGCTCGCCTAAATCCTGAAGCTTGTCGTCGAGCAGATTGACCAGGGCGTGCATTTCACGCCGCGAGTGCTTGGCAACCTGAGCGCCGTTCGTGTCCACCATCGAAATACCGTCGATCTTCAGCTCGGTATTCGTGAGCGTCATGCCAATGTGATGCTCTTTCCAGGTGAAAACTGAACGCTCGATCTTCCCCGGCGTGTAGAACGTCAGGGTGTCGTCATGCGTGTAGCCAACCAGGACATCGTTACCCCCGGCAGCCGCATCCCCGCCTGCACCTTTCACTGCAAACGAGAGTTGCTGAGTGCTGTTACCACCACCGGGAAAAGTTTTCTTCCCGCTTTCGATTGCGGCCAGCAGTGGTCGTTTCTGAAGGGATTGCTGGAAAATCTTGCCCTTGGCAAAGTACCAGTCAATCGACGCATTTGCGATACTGATTATTTCTTGGGCTCCGAAAGCCATGCTTTCATCTCCTCGTCAGAGAGCTAACCCCGTGACTCTTGCAAAGCGTTCACTGCTACCTGCATCAATGAATCTGGCTCTGCAAGCGGAGTGCTCGATTGAGGAACGGTTTCCGGTGTGGGAGTCGTAGGCCGGGGAGCGGGTTGCGCCTTCTGAACAAAAGCTTTTGCCTGATCGTATGCAGTCTTAGCATACTCCAGTGCTACCTTTGTATCCGTAGGAGCCCCTTTTTCCTGAACCTGCGCCAGCACTAACCTTCTCACCATATCCTCGATTTTGCCGTAGTCAGGATCACTCTTCCGGGTGGCTTCTGCCCATTCGTCCACCGCTTGCGCAACTTGATTCGCGTTGGTCTGTACGGCTTGCTGCTGGTTGGATGTTTGCAGGTTCTGCACTTCATGCTCTGATCGGGCAACTTGTACCCGTCGCACACTTAACTCTCGTGCAGCATCCGGTTGCATCGTTCCAGCGTCTACCTGTGCCTGAATATCAGGAGGTAAGACTAGCCCTACCGCTTGCTGAGCAGTTTGGACGAAAGGCGTAATTCGTTCCAGGAATCGTCCATAGTCTCCACGCTTCAAAGCTGTTCCCACATCCAAAAGCAGGTTCATATCTTGATTACTAATCCCTTGGGATTTCAAGTACTCACCAAACTTACGCATGGGCTTCACTTCATCTCGCAGAGTCTTTCGCTCGTCAAGAAGTTGCTCGATTCGTTTCTTGGTTCGGGGTCGGTAGGTCTCCAACTCCTCCGCAGTGGGTTCATCGGGCAACTCGGTTGCGATATCATCTTGCGCGTCAGCGGCAGCCGCGGGGGGTTCTTCCTTCCCTTTCGGTGTGCCTTCTTTCGGCGCTTCGTCTTTGGTCGAGGGGGGTGATGCCTCGCTCGAAGGCTTCAATATATCCGCAAACAAGTCTTCTTCAGTTTCTTCTGTCTCCTGAAGAGAGCTGCCTATGGCTTCTAGTAAAGTCTCGGGCTCACCTTTGGGGCTTGCGTCTGACGAAGGCGCGGGTGGGTCGTCTGGAACAGGAGTCGGTGGGACCCCTTCTACCGGAGCAACGGGTTCCGCCGCAGCCGGAGCCGCGGGTTCTGCCGGAGCAGGAGAAACGGGGGGTACACTCGGTCCCGGAGTCGGCGGGACTCCTTCGTTCGTTTTCGCCGGATCAGCCATGTTTCCCTTTCTAACATCTGTGAGCTTTCGCTCTATTTGCTCAACCTAACACCTATCCAGCCGAGCGGTCAAACGGAGCCGGAGCTGGCAGCCCTCCAGCCGAATCATTTCCCGGTGCCTGTGGCGCGTTCTGCGCTCCTTGCCCACCTTGCGCACGGGGGTCCTTTCCAGGGGCTCCCGACGTGGGTTGCTGCGCATTGTTCTGGGATACGATAGAAGGCGCAAGCTCTTGAAACGCATCGGTAATTTCCATTCGGTCATCCAGCCTTCTCAGGAGTACCGTTGCCACAAATTCAGGGCTGATTCCTGGTATCTGAATGAGTAAGGGCACCAATTTCTCAGCGTTTCGGATTTCTTGAGCTTGATTCGGTCGGCCCGTGCTTCCGGCTTCTACTTGCAGATATATTTCCTCGGCAGCTTCTTTCCGCGACATCTCCGGCCAAACAGCGCCAGCACCTACCTGCTCTTTCACGATCTGGGGAGAAACTTCTAGCAAAAGAATCTGCCCGGCGTTTCGAGCGATATCGGTTAGCAGGTCGTCCAGGTCGTCGATATTAGATGACACGGCAGACATGCGCGAAGTTTCCGCGATAGAGCTTTCGGTGGCAGTCGCTCCCCCCGTCCCCCCAAGATTTGCTTCTTGGTGGCCGATGGTGTGCATGAAGTCCTCGAACGCGGGTCTAGTGTCATACAGTGCAGAATCAATCGGCGGCCCCTTGATTCGCTGTAGCAGGTCTTCTATTTTCTGTCCCGGCTGTAAACCCTGTAATTCGAGCACAGCGTTTGCGGGATGATCTCTCAATTTTGCACGATCATTGTCATTAAGCACTGCCGCGGCTACGGCTGTTTTAGGCCGATTCGCGTACCGATGTTCCCGTAACGATTGTCGAGAACGGTTCAGCTCTCGCTGCATATCTAAAACGAGACTGACATCACTGGGCGGGAACAGCCTTGTTTCGTGGTCGCACTCGTTTGGAGTCAACGCATACACAGGCCAGAACCGTTCGGTGTATACATCTGGCTCGGCTGGCGCTTTCAGGTAGTCTGGGTAGCCGTCACACACTACCATTACTTGCCCGGTCTTTCGGTACCAAATCTCGAACACCAAAGCCATTCCCGCCTTCTCACTAAAAGCGGGCGGGGTGCCGTCCTGAACCGCTTGCACTTCTGCCACGGCTTCATCCACAGTAGAGGGGGATTCAGGAGTAAAAGCGGTAAAATCGGAACCGATATCCACCCCATAGATTTCTTGAATGCTAGCGGGGGACAGATAGTATTCTTGCGCTACCCAGTCTGCGCCCAAGAAACCCCGTAAGCGTTTCGTTTTCTTGTCGGGAATGATTGACGTAGATGCAGGGTAATCGAACCGCAGTCCTTCCCGAACTATAACGTCTTGGGTCTGCTGAAGAGTTTCCAGAGCGCTTTTCAGCTCGTCTACTTCAGGGGAAGTAGCGTCCAGCTCGTTGTCTTCGATGTCAGCCGCGAGGCGTCTTGCATGACCGAGCTGTTCAGCGATACCCGCAATCTGTCCGCTCAGCTCCGGGCTTTGCTTCATCGCTCGCTCAAAGCCTAGCTTGACGTATCCTACTCCCGTAGTAACTGCACGTCGCACGGTGAATTTCATCATAGACTTAAACGAGTGTACTTGTTCGTCTATGTTGTACTGGTACAAAAGCTCCAGCGTGCGTGCCATTTTGTTATATAGCTCTTTTCGAGCTGAAATCTGTTTATGTTCCTCTAGTATCTTTGCTGCGTTCTCAGCCTCGGGGGTTATTTGCGGGGAAGGTGGGGGGACCATTCCGGGGGAGATCGGAGCTATGGGGGGCGGGGGGACCATTGCTTGCTGAACGATTTTTTGGGCGCGAAGCAGGGACTCCTGCTTTCCGTCCCACAGTTGCATCTCCAGGCGAGGACGAGTGCGGGCAACAGCTTTTGGATTCTTGGCGTAAAGCGCGGCTACCCGTTGCTGCACATGCCGGAGCACGATATTCGCTGTATAGTTCCGGTCGGGTTCATCATAAGTAGTAGCGTTGTCCCACTGTACGCCATACGCAAACTCTTGACTGTAACGCATTCGCTTGAAATCGGGAGCCCAGTGCTTTTTTGCGCTGTGAACATCATCTACCCAGCGGGCTACGTTGTTCTTTCGTTCTTCAGAGGGATCGGGGGATTCTCGGTCTACTACCGAGGAAGGCGTTTCCTGGTTGTCAAAGCCTGCGTAAAATTCGGGTGAGCCTTCAGGAAATTCACCGGACATCATTACCACCCCCGCCGCTGGTTGGCTGCGTACTTTTGTCTGCGCTGTTGATCGCTCGCGGCTTTTACCCAGGCAACCGAGCCCACAGCAGGCATTCCTCTAACAGAACTAACTGATCTCACTGGGAATTGCAATTCCAAACCCAACCCAATCCAAGAAATAAAGTCCACGAAGTCATCGTGCGAGCCTTGTGGGAAGTTGAGAAGCTGGTTTTTAGCCTCGGGCCACCAAGACGTGAAGGCTGGGAAATGAACGTGATTCATCGACATGCGAGCATGGATTGCCTGAGATCGGGTCTGCTTATCAGCCACCGGGGTTTTCTCAATGATCGAGCAAAAGATTTGTCGTTCCAACATCCTCTTTCGGAGGAAGGGGGCAATGGACTTGGATATATGCCCCTGCTCCGCCCACCAAAACAGCGGCTTATGTTTCCCCATCATGTTTATCA